AAAGCCACCCCTTAATTAACTAAAATATTTTTTAAGCATTTCTAATTGATCATCATATTTAGATATTATTTCTAATTCTTTTTCTACAGTTTCAATAACATCAGGATGCTCTGCAATTCCTGATATTTTATTAAGTAATATATTTACATTAACTTTATGTTTTTCTATATGACCCTCAGCATGTTTTTTTAATGCTATAATTAATTGTTCTTTCATTTTATACCTTATACATTGTGTATTTAGTTGTTATTTCCTCACCTTTTTTAATTAGTCTATTCGTGACTAAATATGTTCTTTCTTCATATATACAACTTTCCTTTTCTTTAATACAGTTTGGTTTATTACTATGGTTAACAAATCCACCTAATGGTGTTCTTATAACTTCTTTAGACTCAGTTATTAAATGCATCATACCTAAATTAATATTCTTTTTAATATCTTTAGTAGCAAATAATCCTAAGCCTTCAATCATAGATTTATTTATAGTTACAGTTTCTGGTAATGGTTTATATTTCTTTCTTTTCATATATCCTTTATTTTGTGAGCCTTTTAAGCAGGTTGCTCATCTGCTTCGGTTTACTAATGCTAACGTAGGCTGAGAGAGGATAGCCTATTTATCGTTCTTACATCATTGTCTGTTAGCTGTTGCCTAAAAGGACTTACTTGCAGTTCTAACTTCTAACCGAAACTGGTTACTACACTTCTTCAAAAGCCAAATTACTTTCATGGTAATTTAATCTTCCTGTGTTTACATTATAAGTTGCTTGTCCACATTGGCCAGTATCACCACTAAATCTAGATTTCAATACTGCAAATTTTACAATATTTCTATCAGATTTTTCAACAGCCATCATGTTTCTAGCGAAACCTATAATGTCGAAACTTATTTGTTTAATTGATCCAGATCCTTTAATAGAATCTAGATTAGGCATAATACCTTCCTCAAAACTTTTACCTTCACCAGAACTTTTTCTTAAGTGAGATATTAATGTTAAGTGAATATTATATCTTTTAACAATTTTTAATAAAGAAGACATAACTTTATCAACCGCTTCATTTCCAGTTGCACCGTCAACACCTTCACTTACAGCAATAGTTATATGATCAAGAATTAAATAACTACAACCTAAAGCTGCTAAGTATTCAATCCTATCTAACAAAGACGTATCAGCTACAGAGCCTTGATGATCTAAAAGAATTAATCTTTCATCACCAAATACTTTTTCATAACCTTTACGTGCTTCATCTTCAGTAACATCTTCAGGCATTCTAATATTTTTATTAATAGACATACCAATAAGTTTTGTTGCAGTATCACCAATAGATTCCTCTAATGATATTAATCCTATTTTAGTTTCAGATTGCTCTAGTAAATTTAATATTGTTTCTTTAACAACAGTAGATTTTCCAGATCCAGTACCAGATGTAAATAAAGTAATTTCACCTAGTCTCATACCAAACAACTTATCATTTAAACCTTTAAGACAAGAAGGATAAGGTACAGATTTAACTGTAGATCTTTCTTTAAACGCATCCCAAATTTTCTCACCACTAACAAAGTTATCAGGCTTATAAACTTTAGCACCCCAAACATTAGATAAGTAAGTGTCTGATTGCTCTTTACATAAAGCATCGTTAGCATCTTTATAAACACTATTTACTATATGACATTTACCAGGCTTTATAACATGGGCGGCATCATTTGCAGAAGCAACACCAGGTTCATCATTATCAAATGCTAAAAATACTTTATCATATTTATTAATAAAATCTAAATTAGATGCAATATTACGTCTAGCACTTTGAGCACCATTAACAATACTGACTACATCAAATTTAGCTTTAGCTTTTGTAAGCATTTCAATTAAAGATAAACAATCTATTTCACCTTCAGTAATAACTAAGTTTTTATATCTACCACAATTAGATTGATTAAATAACTCAGGCACTTCAGCTTTACCAACAACTCTAAAGTCTTTAGTTGCAACTATTCTTTTCTTATAAGCTTTAATCTTTTTATTAATTGTAATTGGATAGTAATGACTAATAATATTTCTATCTTGATCATACTCAACCTTAACACCAGCATTGTATAATACTTGCTTAGATATATTTCTAAACGTATCAACAGGTAAATTACTAATCTCATCTAAATTTAAATTAGTTTGTACAACACTAAAATCAACTTCCGTATCTTGCGTATCTTTACTTTGTGTCTTTTTACAAGAAAAACAAAAAGCAGATCCGTCACTATAAACTGCATTAGCATCACTGCTACCACAACCTTCACAACTTGTATGTTTTATAAAGTTAGTGTCCTTACCCATATTATACCTCTCTATGTTATATTATTATTATACCTCTCATCTATCCATTTACTAAAACGAATTAGATCTTTACCACTTGCATTACTCATCATTTTATTTGCTAACGAACATACAAACTCTACGTTACCTTTAATGTAACCTTTACTAGGATCTTTACGATCTAGTGTAGGGCTATAATTATCGCCACCAAGCATTCCTTGACTAGGCTTCATTGTGTATCCTAAGATCGGACATTTATGATCATTAGGATATATAGATCTCAAATACTCAAGATCTAAATCGAAGTTTAGTTTATATTTTTTAACTCGGTCTTTGCAGTGGTTGAACGACCTGCTGCAAATACCTTTAATTGATCTATAGTATTTCAATTTACTTTCACGTTTACACATTAGATATAAAGTCTTTCCAATAATCTACTGTCCAATTAGAATGATCTTTATAATCTTTAATTAAATATAACATCTTACCCATCACTTCTAATCTAGTAATATAATCTTCTGGATGAAATTTTTTATACATCCTAATTACTGATTCAAATTGTTTAGTTAGATCTTTACCTTTTAATAACGCAGTAGCTTTAACAATACCCACACCTTTTAAACCAGGAATATTATCAACAGTATCACCCGTTAATAATTGTGTATTAAAAAACTCACAAGCATCGAATCTAGATATAGCTTTAGTATATTTGTGCATCATGTTATAAAACAAACCACCAATAATTTGCCAATCCTTATCTACTGTAATCAGCATATAAAGTTGACCTTTATTTAAGTATTTAGTTGCTTCAATAGAAGCTGTATCATCAGCCTCAAAACCATCTTTACTTATTGGTTTATAATTAGCCATAACATATTCTTTACACTCTACAAAGTTAACAGGTTTCTCTTTACGCTTACCTTTATAAACTGTTATATTTTGTTTTATCTCTCTTCTAAAATTACCATGAGCAGAAACATGTAATGAATACTCATCACATTGTACTTCATCTTTTACTTTTATATATATTTCATCAAATGTTTTCTTAACATCTAAGGTTTCCTTAATTGCTTTATGACATGCCCTGTATATCAATACATCACCGTCAATTATTCCTATCATCTTGTTTTTATTCATTTTTTTAATCTTTCTATAATTTTGTTGGGCTAGCGTTTTACCGCTAACCCGTTTAGTATTAGTGAGTATCAAGCCACGAATTTCCGTGTTTGGCATCACCACCCATCTGAATATTAAGTTCTAATTTCTTAGTAATATAATCTCCAAATGAGTACTCTAGTATTTCCTTAACTCGTTTAACGTTCTCAGGTTTAGTCTGTACTTGAACTTCATCATGAATTAAACCAAGTATATCAACTTCGATATTCTCATCTTTAAACATTTCAAAAGAATTAACTACAGCCGTCTTAACTGTAATAGCTTCAAACGTTTGTAGTAAATAATTTAAACATTTAAAACTAGACTCAGCAAATATTCTACGACCATCTAATCCAGGTATGAAACCAAGACCATCTTTATTCTTAGTGGTATAGAAAAATCTATTCAACTTCTCTACAAGTTCTTTAAGACCTGGAAGTGCAGAATATAATTTATTCTTAACTTCTTTACCCTTATCAATATCCTCAATACCAGTAACCATTTTACCAAGCTTAGCAAAACCTGCACCAAATACTGTAGCATATAATAAACCCTTAGCTAAAGGTCTAGCAACTCCAACAGTATCAGCATTGTGTTGATGGATATCACCATTTAAAACATGGTCATTAACTTTTTTATTATTTAAGTAATGACATAATGCTCTAATCTGATTTCCAGAACTATCGCACCCAATCATAACCTTACCCGGGTCCGCTATAAAAAGCGATCTCATTTCAGATCCGAAAAATGCATTTGAGTTAGGTACATTCACAACTTTAGAATGACGTTGTCTTGAAGTAGGTGTTCCAATATTAAAAGCTTCAACATAAACTCTACCATTATTTAGTTCAGCTAATTCAATCCAACCTCTAATAACAGAATGTCTAGATCTTAATTGATAATACTTTAAAACCTTTTGTCCAATATCACCTTTGATTGTGTGAAGAGTATCTTCTGTAATCTTAGGTTCACCGCCTGGGGTGTACATTGAAGGTTCCCAACCATTATCTAAAAGCATTCCTCTAACTTGATCCATGTTACCAAGATCAGCTTCAACCATATTAAATCTTTGAAACGTTTTCTTAGGATCCCATTTATCAGTATCGGTTTGTTTTATTTCAGTACCTGTAAACTCAGATAACATTCTAGCACTTACTGCACTAAATCTACCATCTTGTAGGTACTTAGGTTTCTTAGGTTCCTTATCAATTAAAAC